TGATATTTCTGCAACTGTGGAAGAATTTGTTCCGATGGGGTATTTTACTGCAGGGAAGCCTGAGGCTGACGAGGACATGATTAAATTCACGGCTTTTGATAGGATGCTAAAGGCAGACAGAGGATATTTTTCATCATTACCTGCAGCTACAACGACAATCGCAGTGCTGAACGAAATGTCTGCTTTCCTTAAGGTTCCGATAGCAACAGGAGGACTTAGTTCAATAACAATAAAACGCCCGGATGGTTACACCTGTAGAGAGGTTCTTTCTTATATATCACAAATGTATGCGGGGTTTGCTATATGCAACCGCCAGGGGCAAATTGAAATAAAGAAGTATGTAGTATCCAACATAAATATTGCTCCTGCAAGATACTGGGACACTTTTAAACATAACGATTTTCCATATACGTTTCAGAGAATCGTTTGCTATACGGGAAAAGACCAAAACGGAGAAAGCATCTCTATAACCGCCGGCAGTGGAAACCGAGAACTTACAATATCCAACCCGTTAATGACCCAGAGTATCTTAAACAGTGTGGCGGCGGCCCTGAAAGGGTTCAGCTACATGCCTGGAAGCCTTCGGTTTCTAGGGGATCCTCGGATAGATCCGTGGGACATCATTAAGGTGTCGGATCGGGATGACCACATCTATTCTGTTCCGGTCATGAGCATGACGCAAGATTTTGATGGCGGGCTGACCACCAGCGTGGAAGCTCCGGGGGAATCCGAAACAGAAGAGCAACAAGGATTTAAGGGCCCTGTTACGCAGGCAATAGAGCGTTATGCCGTACAACTTGCCTTAGTAGATCATGCAATCGTTAATAAGTTGGATGTCAATGTGGCTAACATCACCTATGCAAAGATAACGGATTTAGAAGCAACCAATGCCATCATAACAAAAATACAGACCGAAGAGCTGACGGCAATAAATGCAAAAATAAATACTGCCAATATCAATATTGGAAATATTGAAAATCTGCTGTCGGGGAATGCGGGAGTAGGAGATCTGACGAATATACACCTGACTTCTCAGAATGCAGTGATCGAAAGTGCGCTGATAAAAAGCGCGGTGATGCAGTCCGTGACCGTGAATGATCTGCTGGCTGGTACAATCTACACAAACAAATTCCAAATATGGTCTGATGCTTCCGGCGGGATGAAGATATTCGGGGCAACTCAGCAGTGGATGGACACTGATGGAAGAATAAGGATGCAGGCCGGTCTTGATTCAGGCGGAGCGTTTAATTACTATATCGTGGATCCGGAAGGTAATACGATGTTCGATGCCCTCAATGGCGTGTCTGCCGCGGGCATTAAGGCGCCGATAATCAAGGACTCGATGGTGGCAGATGATGCCAGTATCAGCGGATATAAGGTCAATGTCCAGACGCTGGTGCAGAACATCAATAGCAGCAATGTGCAGATTATGGGGAGTAAAGTTGTTGTTGATGGAACCAGCCAGACCATATCGGCAAAGTTCGACAGCATGCAGGAGGAGATTGACAGCATATCTGCTTCGGGTGGTGGATATATCTTGCAGACCTATGTAGAGGGCGGTCATACGGGTGACGGAGAGACGGCAACGATCCACGCCAGACTATACGCAAGCAACACCGAGGTTACGAATACATTCGGGCCGGATCATTTCGTATGGACCAGATTATCAGAAGATGATTCGGGCGATAGAGAATGGAATGGAAAGCAAATCACAGGGTATTCACTAACCTTGTCGGGGAGTGATGTAACAATGGCTGCGGATTTTGAGTGTAAATTCCTTATATGGGATGAATCACCAATACTTGATCACAACGGAAACAACATATTGGATATAAACGGAAATAATATTATTGGTTTGACAGCTTAAAACAGTAGGAGGAGAACATGCCAAAATTTAATGAATATACGGAAAAAACAAATCCGGATGATGTAGATATTTTTCTGCTGCAGGATGCTGCATCAACCAGGAAGATATCTTTTCTGAATATTTTTAATCGGATAAAAACAAAACTAGGGTTGGGGGAACTTGCAACCAAAAGCAAGGTAGCACAATCAGATCTAGAGGCTGCGCTGGCTAATTTAATTGCTGGCAAACTCACATCGTCTGGAATTGCCAATAATCTAACTACGACAGACACAACGAAAGTATTAGCGGCGCCGCAGGGGAAGGCTTTATTAGAATCAATTACGTCTGCATTAACGTTAATTGGGAGTCTGGACGCATTAACCACAACCGAGAAAACAAATCTGGTTGGTTCTATCAATGAGCTGGTTACATCACTTACTGCACTAAATAGTAATTATCAAAACTTAAATAATTACACTGAGTTTGCAACGGCCGAATATAAGGTTACGAGGCTTGGATATCAGAAGCAGTTTATATACAACGGCCGAATCCCTAGTGCTTGGAACGCGGGGATTAGATTTGCCATGAATACCGCCGCATTTGCTGCAGAGTACAGGCCTAAGGCAACATTTGGTACGGCGTCTATAATTACGGGAACAGGCGTTGTTGCCACGTTAGACTTTACCGATGATGGATTTATCTACATCAAACCGTCTGCCGCAATTGCGGCTAATAGCTGGGTAACTATTCATGTATGCTATATATAATTATTTCGCTCTTGCGATAAAGGTCTCATTGATATTGACCCCTACGCCCGTCGCCGCATCCGCTGTGAGTGCGTAGGTTACCTTACCGTCCACATCAATTGATAATCTTAATAATCTGCCTGTTGTTCCAGTAGCAAGGACATATTTAATGATTTTGTACGGCGGCCGGTATGCCTCCGGCAGAGTGCCTACCGCCAGTTCCGCGTTTGCTGGAACATCCTTCGATAGCAGTCCAGCGCAATGTAGTTGTACATCGCGCCCGCTAACAATGACATTGGTTGCTGGATAATAGGTGGATACGATTAAATTAAAATTTGCAGCGTTCAAATTGCGATTTAGTTGATTTACATAAAAACACAAATAAGGTCCTTAAAAAAAGAAAGAGGTGATACGATGTCCTTAATATTGGCATCCCGCGCAACGGTCTACGACAGATATGCAATATCAAGGAAGTTTACGGCACAGGAGACCGCGATCAATGTAATACAGGGTAATATCTCTCTCCTGATATCAGCATCCGAAATTGAGGAATTGAAAAACGGCGATAAGACAATGTACAGCAAATTATCGGCTGTCGAAATGGATTTGAACTCAATAAATTTGGCAGTATCATCCTCAGAATACAAAGACATTAACGGTGTCCTCAGTGCAATAACCCAGGCCAAGGCATCGATTGAACTTAATTCACAGGAGATACAGCTAAAAGTAAGTAAGGACAGCCTTATTTCCACAATAAATCAATCTGCGGAGTCAGTAACTATCAATGCTAACAAGATCAATTTAAATGGTATTGTAACAGCAAACCAGAACTTCAAAATCCTCGCTGATGGCAGTATGGAAGCCAAAAATGGCAAGTTCTTAGGTTCTGTTACCGTAGGCGGTATTCAGGATGACCGAATTAGTATACTAAACGCATCAGGGGCACAAATAGGCAGATGGGATAATAGTGGGATATATGCGGAAAACTGTGAATTCAAGTACGCTACTATTGGTTCAGAAAACTTCCAGGTAGATTTTAACAGCGGGAGAATGACCCTGTATTCTGAGTATAATGGAATAAAAGAATGGTATGCAAAGATATATCAATCAGGTGTTGTTTCGGGAACGGGATACTTAGGGCTAGCTATAGTGGCTAAACATATTAATTTAAGCGTAGAGCATTATAGAAATGGTTCTACGAGTAACTTCAGTGTATTAAAAAGTACGTGGGATTATAGTAAGAATGTCGGCGAAATTATATTAGGTACCAATGCTTATCTTGATACGATCAATGTAGAGGTAAGAGGCAATTTTATGGTGACTGGCACTACACGCCAAAATGGAGATATGTACATAGTCGGAAACCTATATGTAAACGGCAAACAAATTAATTAAGGAGAAGTAGATGAAAATCAGAGCAAGACCCTTGAGGTCTTATTTTTGTGAAAACAATAGAAAGAGAGTGAGGAAAATGAAGAAGATGGAACAGGCAAATTACATTAAGGCGGCAGTCGCGACCGTGTTTGGATTCCTGACGTCCCTGATAGGTGTTCTGGCATTGCCAGTAGTTCTGGTCGTTGTTTGTAACCTGATTGACTACATAACAGGGCTTATGGCATCGCCATACCGAAATCAGGACATTAATTCGTATAAAAGCATTCGCGGTATTATGAAAAAGATATGCATGTGGTTACTCATTGTGGTAGGGGCAATCATTGATCAGATGCTTATTTACGCATCGGATATAGTTGGATTTACCATGCCGTTTACATTTTTAGTGGCATGCATCGTTGCATTATGGATTATTTGCAATGAGATTATCAGTATACTTGAAAATGTTAAGGATATGGGAGTAAATATACCAGGTTTTCTGGAGCCGCTCGTAAAGAATATCAAATCACAAGTAGAGGATAAGGTAGATATTACTAATAAATCAGATTCAGGGGACGCAAAATAAGCGTCCTTTTTTACTGTGCGGCGCAATGCCGAAAGAAAGGAGATTTGTATGAGTATTTGTAGAGGAATAGCGAGAATTAGAGGAAGGAACCCAGTAGGTATTTTTATACACAACGATGCAGGGAGCCAGAATGCGAACGCAGCATTTTACAGAAATTGGCTACCTACACATGATTTAGGAAATGGATTTGCGCATTATTATGTGGCTGCAGATGGAATTTTACAAGCAGAGGACGATTATAACTGTGCATGGCACTGCGGGGATATGGATGGCAACAACAATTACCTGTCCATAGAGGTCTGCCAGAGCATGGGGGATTTGGACAATTTTAAAGCCAACGAGGAAAAAGCTCTTGCCTTGGCAGCGCAGAAGTGCAAGCAATACGGCATTACGCCATCGAGCAGCACAATTAGATTGCATCAAGAGGTATACGCTACAGCGTGCCCTCATAGGTCAGTTGAGATTCATGGAGGCAGGGATGCAACTAAGGCTTATTTTGTACAGAGGATTAAGGCACTCATGGGCGGCAATGCCGGAAGCCCTAATTATGTGGAGACACAGACGCCATCTCCGTCACCATCTTATGCCGGGACGCCGGGCGTGGACTTCACGTACATGGTCTTTACGGATAACGACGGATGGCTGCCGGAGGTTGTGAACTTGAATGACTATGCCGGAATCCGCGGCCACTGGATCCGGAAAGTCGCGATCAAAGTCGACAAAGGATCCATCAAATACCGCGTGCATGTCATGGGAGTCGGGTGGCTACCGTGGGTAACCGGGTACAACAAAAATGACCATAATAACGGATATGCCGGGAACGGACAGCCTATTGATGCAATAGAGATATATTATGAGACCCCGGCGGACTATGCGGCAAAATACGGTTACCAGAAGGCACAGTACCGGGTCAGCCCTGTGAATGGCAACTATTGGCCGTGGCAGTACGATAACGAGACATCTAACGGGCAGGATGGATATGCTGGATGTTTTGGACAGCCTATTGACCGATTCCAGATTTTTTAGGTACAATTATAGCCCGGAGCCATTGATATGATCCCTGCCTACTTGACAAGGGGACAACATCACTTATGGATTCCGGGCTTGAATGTAGTGGGAAAGAAGCTAAAAAAAGCAAGGAGATAGCTTCCACCTGGTTACACCTTAACATGCTCGGCGATAATAAGCAATCAAAATTTTAAATCTCAATGTTTGAATTTGCGATTTAGTGAAATAAACAGGATACTTTGGATTCAATTTCTAAGTATTTTATCGCTTTTTGGCCAGTTATAAATGTATGGAAATAATACTTAATAGTATCTTACTAGTATCATATCTCAATAGAATCCCCTATTTTCAAGCATTCCCATTCATAAAATCTTATAACTTCTTAAAAAAGTTGATGTATTTTAACATTTTGCCGTTTGTGCAGAATTGAAGAATCGCGTATCTGATGGGTTTGTGATACTTTTGTGATATGTTAAAATTGCTCGTTTTTTACCTACTAGTATCACAAAAGTATCACGGAACCTTTATCATCTCAACCGCTTCTCGCAGCTCATCGATGGTCTTGTGAGTATATACTTTCTCGTTAATATTACCACCGGCATGGCCCATCAGTTTGAGCCTGCAGGAAAGGTTTACACCGGAACTGTCCAACTTAGAGTTAAAGGTATGGCGGCAGTCATGCGGCGTATGTTCTGTAGTGATTCCGCAGTCAAGCAGAGCCTGAGCGAAATATTCACGGTATTTTCCTTCTCCGATATTCACGTTACCATCATGGTAAATCAGGCTTTTAAAGTTTAGGTTATATCTCGTCCTGACAAAGCTGTTGATAGCAGAATGGATGGGGACAATCCTGTTTTTGCCTGCAGGGGTTTTAAGACCGCCATTAAATACCTTATTCTCCAGGTCGATATCTTTCAGCGGCATCCGGGCCAGTTCATTTAGCCGCCAGCCGGAGTAACAGTATATGAGGATGGTGTCTACAAATGGGCTATCTTTGTGTGCCCACAGCTTACGCATTTCCTCTGTTGTAAATGGCACGCCTTTTTCTGTATCATCCTCCTTATTGATTACTATGAAAGATGCATAGTCCTTGGCGGTTATGTCAAATTCCAGTGCGTACTTCCCCATATTTCTCAGCAGGGAAGATATATGCTCGGTCATGGAATGGGAATAGTCAGGACAGTCTACAATCTTCTGCATCTCTTGAGTTCGTAGTTTTGAATAGACTTTATCATGGAGAGTGAGACATTTTTTATATGCTGCGCGACTGGCGTATTCAGCAGACGAACGCTGCCCCTTCTGCTTCTTGTTCGGATCTTTGCCATACTTCCGCATGTACCAATTCTCGTAGACCTCAGTAAAAGTCAGACCGCGCAGGTTTACGTCATATGGGTTCTCGTTATATTTTGCTAGGGCTATCTCGGCCTGGACTCGATCTGGGAAGTTGTCTAAGATGTCAAACGCCGGATACCCGCGGTCGTCCAGGCGTGTGTTCACACGGACTTGGTACGGCTTCCTTCGGTTGCCGGATAGCTTTACGATTGTCCCTGAGCCATTAGGGCGCCGCTTCTTGCCCTTTTTAGTTGGTTTGGTAGGGATTGGCTTATCCTGCATCGGATAGCCGCAATGAGGGCATATAATGGCTTTGCTGGATACTTTTCCTTCGCATTCTGGGCAGGTCATCAGTGCCATAATATCATCTCCTGTCTGTAAAAAATTGTATAAAAAAGACAGCCTGTCTCTTGCAGACCGTCACCGAAGATGATACAATAATATTGTTCTGATAATGTACATACCTTCGGGTGGTGTATTAAGCCGTTCCTGTTGGCGCAGGGGCGGTTCTTGACATTTAAAGTATATTTGGTATAATATACTTAACAAGGGAGCCGAAAGCTAGGTGAAGTCTAGCCACCTCGGCGAATATGTATTACTAAATAGCGCTACACTGTCCAGGTGGGGGCGCTATTTTTTGTGCTTATCATTTCTGACAAGGGTTATTATAGCGATTAGCATTATTACAAAAGTGAATAAATCACTCCATGTAACGTACATAAGCATCAGCCCCTTTCTCATTTGAGTAGGTGGCTAAATATCGCCCCTTCGGTTCCCTGGGTAAATATATTATTGTTTCCCCTGCCCGCAGTGGAGCAGGGGTGGATTTTGAGTTAAACCTTCCATTTATATCCGCAGTGCATACATTTAACTTGAATCTTTTTGCTTCCGATATTCCCCGCCACTAGCCCAAAAGGTCCAGCAACAGAAGCGCCAATGACGGCTTTACCGATGCCAAATCCTTTTTTTTGATCAGATAACGATGTACATCCGCACTTAGGACAAGCTAATTGTCCAGTTTCCTTGTTGATTCTACCTTTTGACATTATCTTTATGCCTCCTCTTTCCGAACCAAGAAAACACCACATATATGTTAAGCCATAAGGCGTAACATCAGCTAAAATCTTTCAGCCTCAATTCAATAAGTTTTTTATGATAGCCAAACAGTCTGGAGAACTGTTCGGTTGTATAATCTAAATGCTCTTCGATATCATCATCTGTTATGAGTAGATTCATCGCGAACCTATTCGCCTCCAGTTCGTATTTGCAAGTATTTAGATGTGCTCTTGAATCTAAAAATACGGCATTTGATTTCTTGTGCATCAACATATGACCTAGTTCATGAGCACATACAAGCAACATTTCAATATCAGACAACCGCTCATCGATGTAAATAATGTTGTTCCGCTGAAAATACTGGTAAAAACCATTTACGCCATCTAATGGATAGAACACGAGTAATACGCCTAATTGTTCCAGTATCTTAAACGGATTTCTGGTTTCACATCTCTGAACTAAGTCTCTTACAATTTGCGGTATATCCATATAATCATTCCTTTTTTCGGTACTTTTTCGGAGTATACTTCTCCTTGTTCCTTTTCTTTGCCATTTCCATTCCTATTTTCATAGCTGATAAAATGGACTCTATTGCTTCCGGACTGGCCGGATCACCGTCAAACATTAGCCCTTCCTGCTGCAATAATTGCTCAGTATTGGAAAGTATATCATTTATTTCTTTCTCATCTCTCTTAGTTAACTCAGCGGACTGTTCATCACCGTAAAAATATGATATTGGAACTGCAAAGTAATCACAAATTTTTTCGATTTTATCTCTTTTGGGCTCGCTCTTTCCGTTTTTCCAATCAGATAATGTGGCAGTAGAAATTCCAGTTTCTTTATGCACTCTGTACGGAGTAACATTGTTTTTCTTTAATAATTTTTCAAATTTTTCATACATATTAGACCTCCAAAATATCTCGGAAATATTTCATAAAACTATTGACTATGAAAGAAAACCGTGATATATTAAGGATACGAAAGAAAACCGTGACAATAAACGGGCTTCGTATCTCGGAAAAATGATTTAGTTTTGCTGGTAACTTGACTATATCATATTTCCGATATAATTTCAATGCATTATCTCGGAAAGGCGGTGAAATAGTGTACAAAAAATTTGAGTTACTATTATTAAAAAGTAACAAAACCATTTATCGTGTTGCAATAGATACTGGAATTTCGACAGCAACACTTTATGATTGGCGCGATGGTAGAAGCAATCCTAAAATTGACAAGCTCAAAATCCTTGCAGAATACTTCGGCGTATCAATTGAGTACTTCTTGGAGTAAGTACAGTGTAACACATGATGTGTCTCATAAAAGGACTTTGATTGGGAGAGTAGAGAAGGAGGTGGTATGAGATGACAAAGTTTGAAGTTCTGGTATCCATTACGGATGTAAAAAAATTTTCTGAGTTGGTTTTTGATATTTTAAAAGACAAGAAATCAGCGAAGGAGATAGAAATTCTTTTAAATGAGGATTATCCAGAAGAAGGGCTACAAACGCTAAAGTCCATAGCCCAAGGCGGTTATCCATTGTCTTTGGAAGGATTACAGTAATAACATCCATTGGCGCCATTGATGGATAAAAATGCTGCTCTCAAAGCTGCATCTTCATAACTAGTACAATTTATTACATTGTCAGAATTAATTTTATCAATCTGGCATCGGGATGTTTCGTAATCAAGGTCATGTATTTCCCCAGTTGCCTTATTGAGGACATAACGGTTTCCGTTAAATGGCGAATTATACCTACGCATAACAATTTTCTCCTTTCTTCTGTACTCGGCATGCCAGCGCCTGTGAGTACATTATAGATGGGGGATTATGGTAAATCAATAAAAATAGAGATAGTGTCCGATAAAACGGACTTTGGTTAGAGAGAAGGAGGTGGAAAAAATGAGGAGGATTGATTTATTAATACAAACGGATACTTTATTGACTTCTAGGCTGATTATTCATTTGGGAAGAATGTTCGACAATCCAGGAGAACTTCAAAGCCATTTAGAAGGCGAAATTTCAGAAAAAGAGCTACAACAGATTAATGCCGCAGCTCTTAAGGAAGGTCGTCAACCGTTATCTTTTTCTTTTAAACAGTAGAAACATCCATTGCTGCTTAAAATATATCAAGAATAGGGGGTGTAAAACATGCCAAAACCAAGAGACGAGTCCATGCTCCGGGCCGATCCGCAGAAGATGCTTATAGCGATCGGCAATGCAGGCATGGATCTGCAAGAGCTGTCCGTGGCATCAGGGGTCAATTATGGTGTAATATGTCTGATGCGGCGGGGGCGGCTGATGAAGCCCTGGAAACTCGGGAAAGTTTGCAAGGCATTGGGGATCCGGGTAGAGGATATCGTGCAGACAGAGGAAGGGGGTGAACAAAGCCATGAGACACAGACCGCGTGACCGCCCAATGACGGACCGGCAGCTGGTGAGAGTGCTGGCGGGACTGGTAGTAGTATGGGGAGCCATGGTATTAGGGTACATAGCCATGGCATAAAAAAGAGCGCTTACATAAAAGCCCGGCAAGGCGTAAGCACTCAGATAATTAATCAACTTTATTGTAAACCAAAAGAAAGGATACGTCAAATGAAAATCATTCGTTACAGTAAAAACAATGGCGCGTTATATATAGGCACACATAGCAGCAAACTCTGCATCTTTACACGAGACTGGGCAGGATACCTTGCGGTTGGCGGAAAAAGAATAGCTCAATTCGGATAGGAGGAAAATGCAGATGAGAAAATTTGAACTTACTTATTATTTTACCGGCGGCGGGGATTTCGAGTGCGAGATCGAAGCGGAAGACATGGCTACTGCCGGCAGCATAGCGGAAGGAATGGAGCTGCGGCTGTCAGGATGCAAAGGCTACGATCTGTACGTCAAGAAGGAGGACAAATAGTGTGGAAGGAGCCAGACTGGGACAACGGCAATTATATGGAGTGGGCGGATCAGGAGAGGCTGGTCCGCCAGGATCTGGAAGAGATCAATAAGGATTTGAGGCGGCGGAAGGCTGAAAATTATAGAATGACTGAATTTAAGGAGGAAGAACATGAGTAGTATATATGAGCTTACGGACCAATGGAAGGAAGTAGAAGGGATGCTCTATGACGGAGAAACAGATGAGCAGATTATCCTGGATACACTGGAATCAATTGATGGCGAGATCGAGCAGAAAGCTGACAACTACGCGAAGCTGATCAAGAATATGGAGGCAGATATTGAAACCTTGTCGAAAGAGGAAGACAGGTTGCGGGAAAGGCGCAAGGCAATAGAAAACCGAAAACAACGTCTGAAAGATGCCCTGCAGGCAAATCTGGAATTTATCGGAAAGACGAGATTTAAGACTGCGTTATTCAGCTTCAGCGTGGCAAATAACGGTGGGCGACAACCATTTTCCATTACAGATAATCTGGACGAAATCCCAGGAAAGTATCTAATCCCACAAGACCCAAAAGTCAATATGGATGCAGTGCGCGAGCTTCTGCAAGAAAAAGAAGTTGAATGGGCACACCTAGAGCCGTACGGCAAACACCTTAAGATTAGGTGATGATTATGGATGAAAAGAAAACGCAAGGGATCCCCCCATACAGAATGAACCAGATCATGAAGACAGCTGCTGACATAACTGACCGACTGGTGGGAGGCAGGAACCTCTATAATCCTACATATCATGAGTGTGAGATCGTGATAGAGCTGGTATCTGAGGCGATTAAAAAGAGTAAAAACGAATACAGGAGGAAATAAAATGTTTTTGAATAAGACGCAGTTTAAGAAATGGGTTAAAGACGCTTTTAAAGGCGGCGGCCTGACAGTTGGGCGTGTTTACGGTGGACTGGTAATATGCGGAGGAACATGGACGACATGGACGGAAGAAGGGTATGTACCGAACTGGGTGAAGGCTACTGTGATGGAATATGCCGGCGAACTGCCGAAGGCAGGTTATGTCTTTAAGGCCAAAAAAGACAATCCGGTACAGTATGAGATAGCAGAGAACAAATACCTGGATCTTCCAAGTATGTTCATGGATGCAAAAGTTCCGTTCTTGGTTACGCCAATTGTATACGATGAAAGCTGGAAGAATTTCAGATTTTTGCAAAATATTGGGACGCAGGAGATTATTGCTGTCAGTACATATCTGTATGACATTCTGGACATGAGGGAACTGGGTGGGGAGAGCAGGCCGGCTGGGCCATGCTCAACAAGCCGTAATGGGTCAGTCTTGATTTGGAAAAATGAACATTCGGCCCTGTCGATCTGCAAGACAGATATAAGTGGCAATGGATTGGATGTCATGGACGTATTGGCAACGCATTCATTCGAGAAGGAGGTAGTTTAGATGGCAATACCAGTTCTGATCATTGGAAAATCCGGGAGCGGGAAGAGCGCAAGCATGAAGAACTGCGTGGGAAAAGACTTTAACCTTATAAGAGTCCTGAACAAGCCTCTCCCATTCCGAGGGAAAATAAATGGGTGGATAACAGATGATTACAACACCGTACATAAAGCCCTTAAGTCCGCTCCTGCAAAATCAGTAATTGCCGATGATGCAGGGTATCTCATTACCAACTATTTCATGAAAAATCACAGCACAAAGGGGAAGGGAAACGATGTATTTGGTCTGTACAACACACTTGGAGATAATTTTTGGAATATGATTCAGTTTATTGTAAATGAACTGTCCCCTGACAAAATCGTATACATTATGATGCATGAGGATACGGATGATTACGGAAATGTAAAGGCAAAGACAATAGGAAAACTGCTTGATGAAAAAATATGCCTGGAAGGTATGTTTACGATCGTACTCAGGTGCGTTAACAATATGACTGAACATAAATTCATCACACAGTCTGACGGCAGTGCAATCAGCAAGTCACCGGAAGGGATGTTTGAAGACATAGAAATACCAAACGACATTCTATATGTCGACAATAAAATCAGGGAGTATTATGGGATTGAGAACCCGAAAAATGCAGAGAAACAGGAGGAGAACTAACTATGATAACAAAACCAACAGGATATGATGAAGCAGCGGCTTACACAGGGGAATCTATGCAGCTCCCGGCCGGACTGTACATATGTGCAATTAAGCAGGTGAGTGAAACACAGACATCGAATGGTCGCCCACAGATAGCGATATTGTTTGATGTAGCCGAGGGGGAGCACAAAGGCTTTTATCAGGCGCAGTTCGATGCATCAAAAAGAATGAACGGGGACAAAGCTAAATGGAAAGGCGTACATAAGCAGATTATGGATGGAACAAGCCTTCCATTTTTTAAAGGGCTTATGACCAGTATAGAGAAATCTAACCAGGGCTATCAGTTCCCGTGGGGAAAAGAAGGAAATGAGAAAACACTTGTTGGCAAAAAGTTTGGTGCAGTTATGGGAAGGGAGCAGTTTTCGACCGATGACGGAAGAAAGGCATTTGCAACAAAAATCTTCCAGATTCGCAGCATTGACGGGTTAAAAGATGCGACAGTACCCGAGGACAAACTACTTGAGGAGAGTGCTGATAAGCCGCAACCGCAGGCATCTACGTCATACGGCCCAGCTGACAGTGACGGGTTTATGCAAGTCCCGGATGGAATAGATGAAGAGCTGCCGTTTATGTAAAGAGGATTACGATGAGGTGAAACGCCTTCTCAGCATGGAACGTGTGGCAGAATTTTACGGGTATAAGGTACAGCGTGGGAGAGTATGCTTATGCCCGTTCCACAAAGACACGCACCCGAGCATGAAAATTTATCCTGATGGGAAAGGTTTCTACTGCTGGTCGTGCGGCGTGGGCGGTGATGTGGTCAAGTTTGTTGGGCTCCTGTTCGGGCTTAGAAACCGTGAGGCGTGCCTTAAACTGATCGAAGACTTTTCACTTCCGATAAAGACAGAAGAGCTTACATATAGGGAGAAGAGGGAAAGGCAGGACAGGCAGAATAGATACCGGAAACTGCGGAAATTCCAGGAAGAGGCCCATAGTATACTATGGGAATATTGGAAACTGTTATGCAACGCAGCACAGCAGTATTCCAGTCCACATTTTGATGAGGCAATGCAAGAGCTGTCAATTGTGGAATACTGGCTTGAATGCCTTAAGGAATGCCCGGAAGAATACTATGCAGACAGAAAGGCGGTGAGAAAGCTTGGAGAAATCGAAAGAAGAATTGCTGGATGGGATGACTTCGCTTAGCCCTGCGGAACAGTTCCCTGATGAGATCTTCTATCATATTTTCGATATAGAAGACAATCTAGAACGCACACAATATATAGAAGCACTGAAACGCCAGGCACGCGCATTGAAACGCGTGAGCGAGTTCAATTCTGTCCTTAAGTCATTCTTCATGGACTACGCGGAAAAAATGAAAGAGACAGGCAACAAAACCGCTTTCACGGGTCAGCCACTCGAACTGGAATGTGGGCAGTGGCGGGCAAACGATTCAGGTGTCACGATGATGAAGTATGACAATAAAGGGATGCCTGTAACCATGAGCGCCTGCACCCACCCAATTCTGCCAGTGGAGATCCTTAAGAATGTAGATAACAGTGAAGAGAGAGTGCGGCTTGCTTATTTTAAGTATGGAGAATGGTGCCAGGTAACAGTCGGCAGAGATATCTGCGCTGACAATAACGCCATTGTCAAGGTGCTTAGCAAGATAGGGATAGAGGTCACATCTGAGAACTCAAAAGCACTTGTCCGGTATATCAGTGACTGCGTAGGATACAATCCAGCGAAGTTAGAGCCCAAGAAGTCTATCAATCGATTAGGCTGGGCGGGAAACGAATTCATGCCTTATGCAGATGACATCGTGTATGACGGAGACGAAAAATTCAATGCTGTATTCAAAAACATAAAACAGGAAGGCAGTTTTGATGCGTGGAAAGACCATTGCTCTGCGCTCAGGAAAAACAAAATCGTAAGGATGGCATTTGCGGCAAGCGCGGCAAGTCCATTGCTTAGTCTGGTAAATGCCCTTCCGTTTGTATTCCATATCTGGAGTGGTGAATCAGGCACCTGTAAAACCGTGGCAGTAATGGCAGCCATGTCTATATGGGGGAATCCTAAAATGGGCGGACTGGTAAAAACGATGGACAATACGCAGTATTTTTATATGGAGTCCGCAGCGTTCCTGCGATCCATACCTTTCGCTGGTGACGAATTACAGACTGTAAAAGATAGATGGACAACCAACTATGACAAACTGATATACAGGCTGACTGAAGGTATTATGCGGGGGCAGGGTAAAGCATCTGGGGGCGTAAAAGAAACGATGACATGGTGCAATAGCTTTTTGTTTACAGGTGAAGAACCTATCACGAAAGCGAACAGCAGGGCGGGGTCAAAAAACAGGGTGATAGAAATAGAGGTTGAATCCAAGCTGCTTGAAGACGGAAATTACAGCGTATCAGTATTGGCAGAAAACCACGGTTTTGCAGGAAAAATGCTAGTGGATTATCTGCGTGGCACCGAGACTAGAAAATTGAAGGAAGAATACAAGCATTATTTTGATGCCATGTGCAAACTCGACACAACAGAGAAACAAGCAATGGCAATGTCCTGCATACTTATGGCAGACAGGATACTTACGGAATTGATTTTTACGGACGAAACCCCATTAACTATAGCTGATGTGAAAGAGTATCTCAGGAGCGCAAACGAAGTAGACGCAGCAGAGCGGTCTTATCAGATGGTTCTCAACTGGATAGCAAAAAATCCAGTACGTTTCCAAAACCCAACCGAAACAGATGCGGTCAATAAAGGAGAAGTTTGGGGAAGAATTGATACCAATGATGAAAAGCCAGAGATACCACCGGTAGCTGTAGTAAATAAAGATGTGCTATGCGAATTTTTGGAGAAAAGCGGCTTTGATTATGCGGCAATCAGCAAGAAATGGGCAGAAAAGAACCGGCTTGTAAAAAATACGCAAGGCAAATTCGTCCATCAGACCAAAGTACATGGAATCAAGGCAAGTTATTTAAAAATAAGCATGGAGCCGGATGCAGACGAGGATGGGTTTACTTCGGTGGAAGAGGAACAGATAAAACTTCCATTCGATTAAAGTCTTACCACGAAAATTTTGGTAAGACAAAAAGTAAGACCATAAAACAGCGCAAATACGCGCTTTATAATATATAGTCTTACCATCTTACCTGTCTTACCATGTACCATATACGTGTATGCGTAAAAATTACAATGAAATTTTTTCTCTAAAAATATGTGGTTGTATGGTGTATTTTCTGGTAAGACGGTAAGACCCAACGTTTTTACTGGGTTTGAGGACACTTTTCTTGGTGGAAACGGGTAAGACGATTACCTAAAATGGTAAGACAATACAAAAATGGAGGTAGGAAATGAAAGAAATTGAATTTATGCAACTCCTTTTGGAGGACGCAAAGCAGGAATTGGAATATAAAAATATGTTTGACGAGGCACAGGAACTGGCAAACATAAAAGACCAGGAAGCGTATGACAGATGGTTGGGGATGCGTTCTCCATCCGTTGCAAGGATAGAGGATGACATGAGGATGATACGGCGCATCTCCCTGCAACTTGAAAGGGGGGTGAAGCAATGAGTAATAAAAGCATAGGAACAGCATTTGAGAGAGAATTTTCACAGATGCTTTCCGATAACGGGTTTTGGGCACATTGTCTGAAAGACAACCAGAACGGGCAACCATTTGACGTGATTGCAGCAAGGGACGGAGCAACATACGTCTTTGACTGCAAGGACTGCCAAGGAGAATCATTCCTGTTGAACCGGATAGAAGAAAACCAGCACAATGCAATGACGCTATGGAGTATGACCGGAAACAGACAGGGGCTGTTCGTGGTCAGGATTCAAGAAACAGTAATTCTCGTTCCGCACAGGATGCTTACCATCATGAAAGAGAATGGGAGTAAACAGGTGGGGTACAAGGAGCTTTTCAGGTGCGGAAGGACATTCAGACAGTGGATAGAGCACCAGGACAAATTGGACAAGCAGGTGACGCAATGCAGGTAACAATTAGCAATGAGATATACATAACTCCGCCGACACCAGAGATTGTGAGCTGGGCTCGGGAGAATTTGGTCATCCCTAATCCGGAATATTCCAAGAAACAGCGGATGGGGCTATGGACAGGAAATACCGAAAAACAGTTGTACCTGTATTATGTGGATGGGGAGGCCCTGGTACTTCCCTGCGGAGCCGGGAAACAGATAAGGCCGCTCATATCTGGCGCGGATATTAGACTGGATGTAGCCGACAATGGCAGGCTGGAGTTTCATGGTACTGTCCCGCTATATGATTACCAGGATGTAGCGGTACGGGCAATGCTGGTAGCGGGCTGCGGTATATTGCAAAGCCCATGTGGATCAGGAAAAACGCAGATGGGAATTGCCTTGGCAGCACGCCTGCAACGCAAAACATTGTGGCTTACGCACACTGCCGATCTTCTAAATCAGTCATATGAGCGGGCAAGGCAGTATTACCCAGAAGAAACGCTCGGGAGGATTACGGCAGGGAAGGTGCACATTGGCAGTCACATTACATTTGCCACGGTTCAGACGCTGTCGAAGCTGGACTTGCAGAAATACAAATATTCCTGGGACGTAATTATTGTAGATGAGTGTCATAGGGTGTCCGGTACTCCGGCCAGCATGAAGATGTTTTACCGCGTAATAAACTCCCTGGCTGCAAGATACAAATATGGATTATCAGCAACAGTACACCGGGCAGATGGGCTGATCAAAAGCACATTTGCGGCGCTGGGTGATGTGAAGTACAAAGTTCCGGATGAAGCAGTTGCAGAGAAGACGATGCAAGTAACTATAGTGAGGCGAGACACGGGTATTAAGATCGACAGGATTTGTCTGGACACGGATGGGACGCTGGTATACAGCAAATTGATGCAGTACCTGACCGGAAACATAGAGAGGTGCCAGGGAATCGCGGATGACCTGGCCAGGAACGCCATGCACTCCAACTTGATACTTTCAGACAGGCTGGATCATCTACGGCTTCTCCGCCGGATGCTGCCGGATGAATTAAAAAGTCAGAGTACAATGATAGACGGAAAAATGACCAGCAAGAAAGGAAGGGGCCAGCGGCAACAGGCCATTGAGGATATGAAGCGAGGGAAGCTCCGCTATCTGTTCGCGTCCTTCAGTCTTGCGAAAGAGGGACTTGACATCCCATGCCTTGACCGGCTGTATCTGGCTACGCCAAAGAAGGATTACGCTGTTGTTACGCAGAGCATTGGCCGGATTGCCAGGACATTTGAGGGTAAGAAAGATGCGGTCTGTTATGACTATGTGGATGATATCCAGTTCTGCGAAAACCAATGGAAACGCAGGAAGACCAGTTACAGGAAAGCGGGGTGCAGGATTACGTGAATACAGTGGAGTTATACAGGAAAATCAAGCACTTGCAGACGATAAGATTAAAAAATGAAGCTGCGCTCAACCCGGCAGATCTTGAAGGAAAATACAGAGTGTCCTATGAAAGGCTGTGTGAGAGCATAAAACAAGCGCAAATGGACTATAGAACGGAATGCACGAGGGTTGTTAGGACTCTTGTAGAGATTCTTGCAGAATTGGCATATTTTGACCCTACAGATGAGGAATATGACGCGATTCGGGATTTTATGTGTAACAAAATAAAAGAGTGCTGTAATGATCCACTGCTTACTGGATTGACTGCTACAGCGATTGAACGATTGGAAAGTGAGGATAAAGATGAGCTGGGTTGATAAGCAGCACAAGAAAGCAAAGATACATAATCTGGTAGAGCAAGCCATGAAGGATCCTTAATTCCAGGAAGCGCAAAAGAAGCAGACTGAGGATGCGATAAGGGAGGCATTTGACTGTTTCCTGCTGATCAGTGCAGATTACTTACACCGGCACCATAGTTACGGGAAAAAGCGACTTATGAGGTTCCTGGAATTTGCAGATGGGCAAATGAAATACATACCGGAAGATCCGGAGTATTTTCGGCTGCTGAATGATGCGCTGGCAGAGGAAACGGGCGTGAATATTTTAGAGAATTTAGGAGGGCAGGATGAAAAATACAGATAGGCTCAGAGCAATGACGGATGAGGAGCTGGCCCATTTTTTGGCAACGGTAGAGGCGAAATTGTACCGAGATGATTTGGACATTATTGCCTATCGTGCTGACGAGGTTGCGGATGCCTTAAAGTGGCTTGAAAGAGAATCGTATTAACATTTAGAGGAGAAAAAGTTATGAGCATTGATATAAGACATATTACAAACGGGGTGAAGAGTGGCTATTATGTGCGTAACGCCAGAGTAGAGCCTATGACAATTGATATTTACAACCAAAAAGAGGACATTCCGAAAAGCATTCGTCACTACGCTAAGGATGGGGAGCCTGTATATTGGGGGCCAGATATGGCGAGGATCATGGGATGTCAGAAATTATTGTATCCAGATTTTCCGTTAGAGTGCGGATATCCAGAATATACAGGTCAGATATGCATAGGCGAGAGTTGTATATATGCAGTTGATGGAGACTGGGAGAAATGTCATTATGCCAAAAAATGGACTGACAGTCAACAGTTTTAACAATTAACGACGGAGGTATGAAGATGGAACTAAACGAATACTGGTCGGCACAGGCGGTCGAAGAATATAAAGGAATGCTTTATGAACAGAAACAGCAGAATTATGAATATCAGTGTGAAAGAACAGCGCCGCACGTTATACATGGTGCGCAGATAATGCAGGATGGGAACCAATGGTGTTGTATCTTGGGAGATTTACCCACAGGGGTTTGCGGATTTGGGAACACTCCGGAAGAGGCTTGTGCAGAATTTGACCGGATTTGGATACAGGGAAATTAACATTTAGGAGGAAAAGTATGAAAATAAAAAATCTCATGGAGTATATACAAGAAAATCTGGCAGACGGAACATTGAATGAGGATGATAATTTATACGTTGGTGACTTGGGAGAGCGTTTTGAGGTGGTGTCATTGTTTAACGATGCGCATCAATTAACAATCTCTGCTACAGAGTATTAAAATTTAGTGGAGAATGAAACTATGAATATTATTGAGTAGGTAATTGCGAAACAAGTTCGCAATCTTGATTCAAAACAAGGTAGAAATCGTGCTTTACACGATTTCAGAGATAGAGGGTGATGTTCAAAGATTTTTGACGCACTTTAATAAGCTTAACAGCTTTTGAAGTTGGTAAGTCCTAAGCAATTAGCGGTTTTAAACTGCGAATATATTCGTGATGTTTGATTTTATCAGCAAGTACAACTGTTATGAGCTGGGTGATACCGGCAAGGATTAAGTCAGCATGCAGAGTTTTTTCGTTTTGTGTACGTCTTCCTGCAAGACAGAGATTATCCTTGATATGATGAATGTCTCTTTCAACAACAGTGCGGATTTTGTATGTATTATCCCATTCTTCAGTTCCTCGTATTGTACCAGGATAAGCACGAAGATTTTTTTCGGGATAAATGTAGACCATTCGTCCACATTTTGAATCAGTACAGGGATTATCACAGAAACATTCCCTATGAGCTTTTTGAGTAGATTTGTCATATACCCACTGCATTTTGGGACAGACAAATTTAAAGGTTCTTAGTCCGCTTCGCAGGTTAGATTTACTTCCCTCCGGTTTCATGGGAAGCGATGCGTCATAAGGACAGCAGGGAATACCCTCTTCATTGATTGTGTAGTCAGTATTTTCGAGATGTGCCCTTGCGTTTAATGGAATATATGCACGTTCAAAATGCCTGTCATTGCCAAATGTGTCACCGGTGAGTAAGTCTTTGTAAAGCTTTATGGTATCAAAAGCGGCATCTCCGAGAAATACTTTAGGATTAATTAAAGGATGTTTTTCGAAGAAATCCTTTAAAGTCGGAACAAGGAGCTTCGAATCATGAACGCTTTTATCCTCATCAGGGGAATCCGATTTCTTTTCCACAACAATATCAGGATGAGAAGATAAAAAATCTTTGTTGTAGAAAGAGATGTGTCGAATAATGCCCAGTCCGTTGGTAACAATGCCAAATTTGAATACATAGCAGAAGTGTCCGTTTATATAAAGCTGTTTGATTTCCGGATTAGCAGAAGCATGGGAAGGCATGGAGCCGTAGGCAGCTTTATAAGGGTCATAGCTTTTATCAAAGTTCATAGCTTTAGCATAGGCTTTTAGCTGTTTGATAATTCTGTTGGCGTATTTAGGATTATTCTCAGTAACAAAAGCTTCAATACCAGAGGAATCAAAGATGGTCATATCTGCTTTAGCAGAATCAATAGCCTGACAGATTGGTTCTGTAAGGTCAATAAGGTTATCGAAAACATCCCTCAGATCCTGTAAGAAATCCTGTTTAAAGCGGGTGATTTTAGAAGCGTCAGGAACCTTCTTAAAACCACAGAATTCACGAAGCGGCTTTGAATAAGCAAGGAATATCAACAGGAGCTGGTCGGTAGGGATAGAAAAAATGCGCTGAATAATTAAAGCCCACAACAAGGCTTGTAAAGAGTATTTACGGGTTCTGCCCGTTGATGCATAAAAATGATTTCTAAAAGAAATCGGAATAATTTCATCCATGTCGATATGGTTTTCCAGTAGAGACAGAAACGCAGGCTTGTCATTATCAAATTTATCTTGGCAATCTTGAAAAATATCTGCCAAAGAAAGCTGTTTGTATGGTATCATAGATATCAGAATAACTCCTTTCTGGGTAGTGGTTTATAGTTTCTAGGCAACTCTATTATACCATATCCAGTGAGGAGTTATTTGTTTTTAGTAACAGAAAAATGCCGTATTTATGAGGGTTGTGGCGTTTCGCAAACGCCTAAATATTATTGAGTACAGAAAGGAGTAATACCTATCCCGGTGAAACCGGGTTGCCCACTCTATGAAGCCAGGGGGCGTAAAATTTAAAGGCATGGCGTTCCACGCAAGGAAAAAATTACCACTTCGCCGGTAACGGTAAGTGGTTGGTATGAAAGTATGTTGGTTTAGTTGCGGGATATCATCCTTCGTGGCATGTTACCTTGCAAAAGATATAGATAGGATTATCTACACGCACATTGAGAACCAGCACCCAGACAGTCTTAGATTTTTACATGATTGTGAGCAGATTTTAGGGTGCGAGATTGAGATATTACAGTCCGAAAAATACAAAAGCGTTGATGATGTGATCGAAAAAACAAAGTGCATCAATACAGCTTATGGGGCACCCTGTACAAAATGGCTAAAAAAACAAGTACGAAAGGACTGGGAGAGGGAAAACTGGGAACATCATACATATGTCTGGGGGTATGATACAGATGAAAAGAGAAGGGCTGACCGAGTGATGGATACTATGACAGATTTTGAGCATGAATTTCCATTGATTGAACACGGGTTAAGTAAAAAAGAATGTCATGGCATTGCTGAAAAATTAGGATTAAAACGCCCCAAAATGTATGACCTTGGATATCCAAATAATAATTGTATTGGTTGTGTCAAAGGCGGCATGGGATATTGGAACAAAATACGAATTGATTTTCCGGAGGTATTCGAGCGCAGGGCAAAACAAGAGCGTGAAATAGGTCGCAGTTGCATAAAAGGTGTCTTTCTTGATGAACTTGCACCAGATCGCGGAAAAATGGATATTGAAATCATGGAAGATTGCACAATAGCTTGCCAGTTGTTGGTTCGCTAAACTGACATTTAGCTGAGAAGGAGAAGAGAGATGGCATATGTAAGATGTGGAAATTATGATTGCGAATATCACAATAAAAGAAGAGGGTGTGCTCTAAAACGTGTTGGAATATCGCGTCACGATAAGGAAGAGATCCCGGGAGGAGAAGAGGGAGCTACACTGGATAATCCAACATATTGTATATCCTATAAACAGATATCATCTGTCGGCAGACAGGCGAAAGGAGATTAGATGGAAAGATTAACAGTTCCAGATACACCAATAGAGGGCGGTCTAAGAAGAGCCATTATTGACACGAGGGCAGTAAAAGAAGACGCAATGAAGTTCTATTGGGCACTGAAAAAATATGAAGATTTAGGCTATACACCGGAAGAATTGCAGTTATGTTTTAATCCTCCAGAAGTGTTATATATTACCAATGAAATTGATGAGAAAAAAGTGCATCCCATATATCCAGTTGACGGAAATCAGATAGAATTTAGTCATGGGAATGTTTATTGGAATTGCAGAGATGAATTTGGTGATTATGTAGAACTACCTTTAGAGGGATTACACGAGGAATATTTCCTCACTCGTCAGGAAGCTGACATTTAGGAGGTGTAAAGTATGATATTTAAAAGACTGGCGTTGCCCCAGATTATATTGGATCTGATAGGCGAAAAGGTCGGACTTAAAATCGAAGATGAAGATACATTGTGTTGGGCAATCGAAAAATTGTTATACCTGCACGACAATCAGAAAAAGAGCATTAAATATTTAACAGAAAAAATGAATCAGAGCTGGATACCGGTATCTGAGCGAGTACCAGAAGAAACGGAATATATCGGATTATCTAATGGTCAGAGTTACATGAAAAGATTAGAGATAGCCTATATGACCGATACCATAGAGTATGCATTTGGGTATTATGATGGGTATAAGTGGATGGATAAACGTCACGAAAAGATTATTAATGCTGTGGCTTGGAAAAGGCATGAACCGTACAAACCAGAATGAGCTTCCGGCTGCTGGCCGGGGAAAGAGGTGTTGAATGAAGGTAAGATATAGCGGAAACTACGGTTTTGCGGGAACCGGTTTTGAGGATGAAGAAGAATTTGAAGACAATACGCCTGATGATGAAATTGAAGATTATTTAAGGGAAATTATTATGCAGCAGGTGGAATGGGAATGGGAAAAGATTGAGTAATTAAACCCAAATTTAGGAGGGAACATGAATCACAAAAAAGCGAAAAGAAAGGCTGACGATGTCAGAAGGAAGGACATGAAGCATATGGCGGAGGATGCTCCTGACAGTAATGCCGTAAAGTGGTTTAGACGGCCGGTAGCATACCAGGCCGGGAAGCTACTGCAAGAACAGGGAGAGCAGATGGAAAAGAAGCGTGAAACGGCGGTGGAGTATGTGGCAAGAGTATGCAAAGAAAAGGAGAATGATGCCAGTGCGGGAAAATGATGTGAAGGAGCAGGCATGGCAGGACAATCAAAATAAAAAAGATTACCTGAATGGGTATCTTGCAGCAAAAAGAAAAGAGAAGATGACTCTAGACCAGATACAACAGCTTAGACTTAATGAGATGTGTCCGTCCGTAAAGTATGATGATATGCCACACGGCTCCAATATAACCGACATGTCTGGTTATGCTGTTAAGATGGATGAGCTTATGGAGGAATTAGAACGAGACCGCCTAAATGCTATCGAGAAGTATACGGAGATATACCACAAAATCAAGTTAGTGGAAGACGAACGTGAGCAGGAGATTCTTACATACCGGTATCTGCTTGGTGAGAGCTGGGAAGTTATTTGTGGGATTATGGGATTAAAATGGACACACACTCACAGAATCCATGCAAAAGCTTTAAAAAATTTCAAAATGGTATAGAATGGTACACGGTAAGTATGATATAGTTATTCTAGAACGATTGGATCAATTGTTCGGTGGTGTTTTCTCAAGACACAGCCGTTTACCGGCAGGATAGAAGACAGAGCCCTTGGGGCATTAATAAGTATCATCCTTGAGATAGCCATACATATTATGGCTGAAAGGCTCTCCGTTATATAGCGGGGAGTCTTTTGTATATAATGGGACATAGCTCATAAGTATGACCTCCTTCATACACCTATTGAAAAACGTCCTGCATGAAAGTGCGGGGCGTTTTTTTATGGATGAAATTATAACGCATATAATTGAAAACGTGTCTACAATTTGTTGATAATTGTCAGAATATGGTATATTATTAATATAATTGTGGTGATGCTTTGGTATTGGGGTGTATGTGCGGAGGAGATCATATATGAGTAATATTAGTATTTCAAAAAGTCCATTGGAAATTGATTCTGACAAAATAAAAAGGGTTTATTTAAATCCAATTAAAACCGACAGTATGGAATCCTATATCCATGAAGAAGAATCTCGATATAGACCTGATGGACCATTTCAAAGAGATTATGCTAGAATTATGTATTCTTCCTCTTTTAGAAGATTACAGGGAAAGATGCAATTACTTGGTATAAAAAATGATCAATTTTTTAGAAATCGTCTTACGCATAGTTTGGAGGTGGCACAAATTGCAAGATCTATAGCAAGTGCAATACAATATGCCGAAGGAGAAAGCTATTTAGTTGAAGCAGGAGCTTTGGCACATGATATAGGAAATCCTCCATTTGGACATTCGGGTGAGAGGAAATTAAATGAATTGTTTTTAGAATGTGGTGGGTTCGAAGGAAATGCACAAACTCTTAGAATCTTAACAAATGTTGAGAAGAAGCGCCCGGATTTTAGGGGGCTTAATTTAACTTATCGTGGGATGTTTAGTGTAGTGAAGTATTTTAATAAATTTGATATCGAAAAATATAAAAAAGATAAAAAATCGCAAAAATTTATATATGATGATGATTATGATTTATTATCAAAGTTTATATCTGAAACTGACTTAAAAATTAGGACTCTTGATGTTCAGATAGTTGATGTCGCAGATGAGATTGCATATGCTGCACATGATTTAGAGGATGGCTTACGAATTAAAGCATTTACGATAGACGAACTCTTACATGATTATAAAGCAAAGTTTGGAGATAATGATTGTTATCTAAAGTTAGTAGAGTTGGTGGATGATGCTAAAGAAAAATCGGGGTATGGACATAATAAGATAGATTCTACGCAGTATTCAAAATTATTCAGACAAGAATTAACATCTATGCTTATTAATTTATTTTTAAAAGATGTTTCGTTAGTACCAATTACTGAAGAACAAAAGTTATTAACAGGAAGTATGCATACTGAAGAACTTGGATTCATAACATATGGTGAGCTTGTTCACGGACTTAAAAAATTGGTATTTCAATGTATTAATCATAATGATGATGTTTATGCTTATGAACAAAATGGAAATAGAGTTTTGGAATTTTTAAAAGAATTTTATACTGAATATACGATGTATTTGCCGCCTGAGTATAGGGCAGAAGAGTTGATGGAGCAGTATAGTGATTTATCAGATAATAACAAAGACTTGTTTCAGCAAAGGCTAATATGTGACTACATAGCAGGCATGATGGAATCATATGCAATTACTATATATGAAAAGTATTCAGGCAGAAAATTTCAATATTAGGTGAAGTATGAATAAATTAATGGGTTTTTTAGAGTTAAACAATATGAAATTACCATCTATTCCCTGGAAACAGTATACGGGAGGAGAACAATTTGATGGTAAATACCTATGGACTATAAGGAGTGCGGTATATCGGGGGGACGACATGAACCTGCCTCGATTGATTGGTGCGAAGGCTGATAAGGCAAAGGCATTCGCTGATAATTTATTGATGCAAATAAATGATAAAGGAATGGTGATATACTACCCATTTTTTATTGCAAAAAAAAGTGGCACATTATGTGTAAGCAGAGAGCGTATTGTGATAGAAGCTGTAAAGGATGATTTGTGGAATTTAGTTACACATTCAAATTGTGAAGTAACAATATTAATTAATAGTCATGAAGAAAGAATAGGTAACACAGAGTTTTTAACTGAACAGGAAATAGATGAGCTGAAAAAATATATTCCGGAAATTAAAAAAATATTTAGGGATGATTTATTAGAGGGAAAAAGTGCATTGCTTGAATGGAGTTTTGCTTATTCTTGTGATAATAGTAAAAAACCTAAGCATGATGAGTACTTAGTATTTTATGAGGCTAGAACAATACAGTAATTATGGATAAGGACACCGGGCTGGTTATGAGCAGGGTGTCTCTTTTTCTATGTGAAGGAGGTGAGCCTGAATGACAAAAAAACAGAAGAGATTCGCAGAAGAATACCTGATAGACTTGAATGCCACTCAGGCAGCCATAAGGGCGGGGTACAGCCCAGATACAGCAAAAGAGATTGGGTGTGAGAACTTAACAAAACCTAACATTCGCGCGTGCATAGACAGGGAAATGGCCGAACGGTCTAAGCGTACAGGAGTCAATGCTGACCGGGTTGTGATGGAGCTGGCGAAGGTGGCGTTTGTCAACGCGGTTGATGTAATTGACCCAAAGACAGCAACAGTCAAGGAAGACGCCCTTTCAGAAGATACCGCGGCTATCCAATCGGTTAAGGTAAAAACATTCGGCGATGATGGCCTGGAGCGTGAAATAAAGATGGCGGATAAGCTCAAGGCGTTGGAGCTCCTGGGCAAGCATATGGGAATGTTTAAAGACAAAGTTGAGCTGTCAGGCGTACTGGATTCCGAGAAGACAAAGTTGGATGACTTGCTCCAGCAGATGAGGGGCGATGGATAGTGAGTGATGAGAGATTGCTGTTGTCCGAAAAGTACAAGGCATTCCTCCGCTGTGATGCACCAGTAGAATTTCTGGAAGGGACTACAGCCGCGGGAAAGACAACCGTAGGACTGTTTAAGTTCATGCTTAAGGTGGCGGAGAGTCCAAAAAAGCTGCACATTCTTGCTGCCGATGATACCGGCGCCGCCGAGAAGAATATTATACAAAAGGATCTGGGCATTCTGGATGACTTCGGCGTGTTGGTGGAGTACAAGGGCAATGGATCCGGAGAGTACAAGATGCCACACATCCTTTTCCATACGTCCGGAGGCGACAAGATTATATTTGTCGTCGGGTATGGAAACAAGCGCAAGTGGAAAGATGCCCTGGGTGGCCAGTACGGCTGTCTGTATATTGACGAGATTAACACGGCGGATATTGAATTTGTTCGTGAGTCGGCCATGCGTAGCGATTACTTGATGGCTACCCTTAACCCGGATGATCCGAATCTGGATGTGTACAAGGAGTATATCAACTGTTCCCGTCCGCTTCCCGAATGGGAGGACGAGACGCCGCAGGAAATTAGAGATGAATTGAAAGAGGAACCAAAACCCGGCTGGGTTCATTGGTTCTTTTCTTTTGCCCACAACCTGGGACTTCCAAAAGAAAAGCTGGAGCGGATCATCCAGAACACGCCACCTGGCACAAAGATCTGGAAAAATAAGATAAAGGGCCTGCGTGGAAAAGCAACGGGCCTGATCTTCCCGAACTTTGACCGGGCAAAACATGTAGTAACCGTTGCATGGGTGAAACAGCAGGTTAAAGCGGGGAAGATACAATTCAAGAAATTTACGGTCGGCCTGGATACATCATATTCCAGCAAGTCTCCGGATACGATTGCCATGATATTCCAAGGCATCACGGAAGATCGTAAGCTGATCACGTTGGCGGAGAAGACATACAGCAATGCTGATCTGGATCAACCGCTGGCACCTTCCGATACGGCGGTTAAATTCGTGTCCTTCCTGGAGCAGTGCCGCAAAGATTGGGGATTTGCGAAAGATACATTTGTTGACTGCGCAGATGCAGCGACGATTACGGAGCTACGTAAGTACAAGCGCCTGCACGGATGCATGTACAATTTTATAGAGTCATACAAAAAAGTGGAGATTATCGACCGTATTAAACTGCAGCTAGGTTGGATCCAGCAGGGGTGCTATCTGGTTGTCGATACCTGCAGGGAGCATCTGGGAGAGCTTGACCGATACAGCTGGGATGAGGACAAGGACATCCCGGAGGATCGCAATGACCATACGATTAACGCCAATCAGTACGCATGGATCCCGTACCGGCAGACGATTGGATTCGAGGAGGATGAGAAATGAGGTGGACAGAAAAATTGAGCAACAACATCAAAAAAGGACTGCGTAGCTGGCTCCAGATAACACCGTCAAACCCCTATGCCATACAGATCAATGAGGTGATGGACTTTGAACTGTCCGCAATCCGGAACCGGATCTGGTACCGTGGTGACGGTAACGAGCTGGAACAGATGTACCAGCAGAACCCGGAATATGCGGATAAAACAAAGTTTTGGGCGAGTCGGTGCAGCCCAGGCATGGACATGCGTAAGATCCACACGGGCCTTCCTGGGTTGATCGTGCGGACGCTCAACAGTATTGTTGTGGATGACATGAATGACTTTAAGTTTAAGAAGGGCGCACACAAGCAGCTATGGGAGGAAATCGAGAATGACAACAAGTTCCGGAGGAAATTTGAAAGATCACTGAAAGAAGTGCTGTATATCGGTGATGGTGCCTACAAAGTCACAATTGATACGGACATCAGCCAATATCCCCTGCTTGAATGGTATCCGGGGGAGAAGATAGAGCTTGTGCAGCACAGGGGCCGCTTAAAAGAAGTGGTGTTTAAGACCGCATATACTGTCAATACACAGCAATATGTTCTCCACGAGCATTACGGATACGGGTATATAAATAACCATCTGTACCGGGGCGAGAATGAGGTTCCGCTAACAGCGATTGACGCTACAAAGGATATTAAGGAGTGGACGTTTGATAAGTCCGTTATCCTAGCAGTGCCGTTGCAAATTTACGAGAACACAAAATATGAGGGCCGTGGAGGCTCTATTTTTGATGGGAAATTAGATAGCTTCGATGCCTTTGACGAGGCATGGTCACAATGGATGGACGCACTTAGGGCAGGCAGGGCAAAGACATATATCCCGGAGTGCCTTGTGCCGCATGACCCGGAAACTGGGCTGGTCATACGTCCCAATCCGTTCGACAACAGATATTTTGCTGCTGATGGAGACATGAGGGAAGGTCAGAAAAATGTCATCGAAACTACTCAGCCAGCCATACCACACGACAGCTATCTGGCGAGCTACGTGACAGCGCTCGATTTGTGCCTGCAAGGTGTTATCAGCCCGTCAACACTGGGTATTGACATGAAAAAGCTGGATAATGCCGAAGCGCAGCGGGAAAAAGAGAAGGCAACCCTCTATACCCGGAATGCTATCATTGAAGCACTACAGGAAACGCTTCCGGAGCTGGTGTCTGTTTGCATCAACGCTTATAACATTTTGCATAAGACGGCGATTGAAGAGGTTGATGTGGAGATTCCGTTCGGGGAGTATGCAAATCCCTCTTTTGAGAGCCAGGTCGAGACTGTAGCTAAAGGAAAGCAGGGGGGGATCATGAGTATCGAGGCAGCGGTAGAAGAATTGTATGGGGACAGCAAGGATGAAGACTGGAAAGCCGAAGAGGTGAAGCGCCTAAAAACTGAACAGGGGCTTTTGGAAACAGACGAGCCCAGTGTTGCGGGGATGGACGGATTAATACAGGAACTTCCGAAAGAACCAGCAGAGGGGACTCCGAAAGCAGGTGATTAGGCATGGCAAAACAAAATCGGCAGGATGATGCATACAATCTCCGGCGAGTCTTTGAGGAAATGGAGCTTGATCTTGTACGCAGTTTACGCCGCAACCTTAAGCGTCATGAGCAGGAAGAAAAAAAAGAAGGTTTTCGCTGGGAGATGTGGCAAAGGGCAAAGCTGCGGAATCTACAAAAATATCGAAAAGAAAGTAAAAAGACTGTGGATAAAATAAGTCCTGAGGTGGAGCGAGTTGTAAATGAGGCGCTGGAAGGCAGCTATCAGCGAGGACAGAATTTATTTAACCGGATTTTGGATAATATAAAATCCATCTTTTTTAAGCGAAAGCGGGTCAAGCTTCCAAAAAGTATTGAAAGCCACAAGCCATCGACACCGCCGCCGAATGAACAGGATTTTTTTGGCGTGAACAAAAATAAGATAGATGTTATGCAGGAAGAGGCTGAAAAGGTAAATTCCCAGAAAGAGATACCGGCAGCCGAAAAGCCAGAGGACTTGCCCCCGCAAGAGAAAGAACCCAAACGGGATAATGCGCCAGCGGAAAAACAGGAACCGGAAGAAATTGGAGGTACTTTCCATCCTGATGGGAAGGAAAAAGCACTCCCTGAGGGCTCCAACGATATCAAACTGGATGATATGAAGAAAAAAGTGGTACACGACCTGAAAGAAGCCCAAAAGGCCGTATGGAGGCGGATGGATGACATATACCGGCAGACTGTTTACAGGGCAGGCATGAACATGGCTGCAGGGGTTAAGACGCTTGATCAAGCTATCGATATGGCAACGAAGGAGTTTCTGGACGCAGGTATTGACTGCATAGAGTACAAGAACGGCCGCCGTGTCAATATAGCCAGCTACGCAGAGATGGCACTTAGGACTGCGTCACAAAGGGCAGTTCTGTTAGGAGAAGGCAAAAAAAGGGATGAATGGGGCATACATACAGTTGTGGTATCGGCCCATGCAAATACATGTCCATTGTGCGCTCCCTGGCAGGGCAAGGTTTTGATAGACGATGTATTTAGCAAGGGAACTAGAAAAGAGGCTGAGAACCTTGGATATCCGACCCTGTCAGAAGCAATGCGGGCGGGACTGCTTCATCCTAATTGCAGGCATACCATTTCAACATACTTCCCGGGGATCACACAGCTTCCAGAAGTTCCGGATACTGATAAGGCATTAGATACATACAGGGCAGAGCAGAAACAACGAGAATTCGAGCGGAAGATCCGAAAGTGGAAACGGAAAGAAGAAGGGTCTTGTGATCCTGTGAACATAAGTCAAGCACGGAAAAAAGTCAAACAGTATCGAGATGAGCTGGAAGAGCATCTGGACAGACACCCGGAACTGCGCCGGGATTACGACAGAGAAAAAAACAGATGAATACTTGCGAATGAGAAAACAGCTTTAGAATAGAAAGGAGGATGGAGGCATTGGCTTGCAAAGGCAAAGGTGGTAAAAAAGGCAGGGGAAGATAGAGAGGCGGTGATCCAGATATCTCCCTTTGAGGCGCAGGGTGAAGCGTCTTATTTTTGTGTCCGAAGACCTAAAACTACGCGGAGACACCGGGGCAACAACTGTCTAGTGAGACACACGTAAAACTGTCCGTGCAGACAGCACATGAAAAACTGTTCAAAAGGAGAAATGAGGATGAAAAATTTAATGAGACTTGATCTACAGCATTTTGCAGAGCCCGTAGGAGGTGTAGAGCCACCCGCAGGAGGTCAGCAGCAGACACAGATACCATCAGCACAACAAGCTGGTCAACAAACACAGGCTCCGGTCATTGACTATGACAAGATCGCCCAGCTGGTGCAGGGGAAGCAGGCGGCAACAGAAGAGTCCGTGATAAAAGGTTACCTGAAACAGCAGGGCCTTACAAAGGAGCAGATGGATCAGGCAATTGCGACATTTAAGCAACAGCAGGCGGCTAATACCCCGGATGTAAACGCATTGCAGGCTCAGGCAGCACAGGCCCAGGCAGCTGCGCAGCAGGCGCAGATTCAGGCAGCGGCCACTATAGCAGCGGTTGGTCTTGGGATTGACGCAAAGACTATCCCATATGTCCTTAAAATGGCGGATCTAAGCCAGGTTATGGGACAGGACGGGAAAATCAATGATGAAGCATTAAAAACGGCTTTAAACAAGGTACTGGAGGATGTCCCGGCCTTAAAACCTACACCGGCAGGACAGACAGGTTTTGTGCAGGTGGGGGCTACCGGGCAATCAGGACAGCAGACAACCAACGATGATGCCCTTAAAAAGGCATTTGGATTATAAGAAAGAGAGGAACTAATACATGGCAGTATATGATTATGCAACAACGTTTACGCAGCTCCTGCAGCAGAAATATGCAAAGGAACTGTGCTCTGATGCGCTGACACAGAGTAATCCGGGAGTGAAATTTATTAACGCACAGACAATTAAACTCCCTAGAATGACAGTATCTGGGTACAAAGACCATACCAGGACACCTGGTTTCAATGCAGGTACCATGAGCAATGACTGGGAGGCAAAGAAACTAGAACACGATAGGGATGTGGAGTTTTGGATTGATCCGATGGACATCGACGAGACAAACTTGACGCTGTCTGTGGCTAATATCCAGAACACCTTCGAGACGGAGCAGGCGATCCCGGAGAAAGATTCTTACAGGTTTTCTAAGCTCCACGCAGAGCTTACGACATACTCTGGCCGGATTGATACGACTGTAATCACGGTGGCAAACTTCCTGGAGGCGTTTGATGAAGAAATGTCCCGTATGGATGAAGCAGCCGTACCAGAAGAGGGCAGGGTGCTGTACGTGACTCCGACAATAAATAAGATCGTGAAGGAAGCAGAGGGGCTTCAGCGGGTTATGACAGTCACTTCTCCATCCACAATCAATCGAAAGGTGCACAGCCTGGATGATGTGACTATTAAGATGGTGCCAGCTGCAAGAATGAAGACAAAGTATGACTTTACAACCGGTTGCGTGGCTGCATCCGACGCGAAGCAGATTAACTGGATCCTGATCCATAACTCCTGTGTAGTATGCCGCGACAAATACAGCTATATCAAACTGTTCACGCCGGGAACTGACAGCCGCACGGCAGACGGCTATTTGTACCAGAACCGTAATTATGGTGATCTGTTCCTACTGGAGAAAAAAATCGAAGGCTGTGCAATGAACGTAGAAGCAGCCGGTGCGTAGAGGAGGATCAGTATGAGGGCAACAAAAGGAAACAAGGAGTACATGATTGATGGCTCACAGCAAAAGAGATATCAGGATGCCGGTTTTGACATTCTAAACGAGTTAGGGGAAGTGGTTGCTTATGGGCGAGGAAAAACCGTGCCATATGACGAACACATGAGAGCCATTACAGAGATTGAAGTGCTGCGGAAGAGGGTTGCAGATCTCGAATCTACCACGGATACTGCGGCATCCGAAGAAGTGCACGACGTGATGGAGGCTGAACCGCCTAAGAAGGCGGGAACCAAGAAAGCGAGTGAGTAACATGGCTTATGAACCATATGCAGATACTGCGTATTATGCAGAAGTATACAAGGGCAGCATAGTTCCGGCTGAAGATCTTGAAAAGATGCTTAAACAGGCAAGCAGGCACATTGATTCCCTGACTTACAACCGGATTGTGGGCCGGGGATTTTCTGATCTAACTCCATTCCAGCGGGGAAATATTCAGGAAGTCTGCTGTATGCAGGCGGATTTTGAGTATCAGAATCGCGAAATATTTGACATGATCCTGCAGGATTACTCCATTAACGGGGTGTCCATGCAGTTTGGGGAGAGCTGGAATGTGACAACCCAAAAGGGGATCCCTATGCGGCGTGATGTATATGAGCAGTTGTGCCAGACCGGATTGTGCTGCCGGTTAGCGAGGTGAGTCTATGAAGTATCCATGTTTAGTTATGAAACAATTATGTACTACGCATATCCATGTTCGGATAGAACAGGAAGGCGTTAGCGAAGACGGGGGCCCGTTATTGGCTTTTGAATCCGATCTCTTGTGTAATTACCAAGATACTGCGAAGACAGTCCTGACGGCAGAGGGGAAGCAAGTGCAGCTTTCTGGCGTGGCAATGTTCCCTGGTGACATCGCCCCTGACCTCCCTTCGCTAAGCGGCGGACAGGCCACAGTTTTTGGGGTGGAACGACAGATATTCCAAGGGATCAAAGCACGTAACCCAGACGGTTCTGTAAACTATACGGAATTGAGGCTGGTTTGATGGGTGTGAAAGTATACATAAAACTATACCCGGATCGCATCAGAAAGTTACAGGAAGCCAGCCAGCGGGCGTTTGAGTTAACCGTGCAGGCAGTCCTCACTGATGCACAACAGAGCCAAACTATCCCCAAAAATAACGGGGAACTCGAAAGAAGCGGTTTTGTAGAGACTGATGTGAAATCAATGGTGGCACATATAATTTTTGATACGCCTTATGCGCGCCGGCTTTACTGGCATCCTGAATATGGCTTTCGGCATGATAAGAACCAATATGCAGGTGGCCTATGGATGCAGACATACATAGACGGTCCGAAGAAAGAATTTGTGAAAGATACCTATGGTAAGTTCCTGAAACAGCTGGGAGGTGGGCTAATTACATGACACTGGCAGAAGTGAAAGATTTTTTGAAATCAAAAATAGATTGCCCTAACTGGTATGTTGGGAAAAGGGATGAAGCGAAAGAGAATAGCATAACAGTCTATCCTACCCAGGGGCCCGTACCAGTTATCCCAATCGGGGGGCTGGGTATGTCATCCTATGGCACCAAAGCAGTTTCAGTATTGGTGCATTGGGGGAAATATTGCACTCCAGCGGAAGAGAAAGCACAGGAGGTATTTAATGCATTATTTGGGCAATCAGGCAAAATTGCTGGAAAAGAGGTTGTTAAGTTCGATATGAGGACTTCTGAACCGGTTGGTATTGGGACAGATGATAAAGGCGTATATGAGTATGTCATTAATTTTATAATTTACTATAAGAAATAGAAAGGAAGGTATGAATATGGCATTTACAGGAGTATTCCCGGTTTATAATTTAAAATTTAAAGTTGGGACAAAAGGGAAATCAAGCACTGAAGAAGATATGGCTGAAATCTCAGATCTTGAGAGTTTTGGTATTAGTATTGATGGAGGCGTAGAAGATTGGACGCCTATGACAACTTTTGGGTGGGCCAGGGGCCTTATGACCGGCAAGAAATTCAGTATTGAAATGAAAGGCAAAAGGTGTGTCGGCGATAAAGGGAACGATTATGTTGCAAATACCGCATGGAAAGATGGACTGGACTGTTCCACAAAAGGCCAGATTGAATTTCCTGACGGTGCAAAGTTGTCGTTTGATTGTGTTATTAACGTAACTAATGTAGGCGGAGGTGACTCCACCAATGTAGCACCATTGGAATTTACCATGCAGGGTGACGGCAAACCAGTTTATACGCCGGCATCGGCTTCGGAATAGTAATTAGGAGGATTAATGTAATGGCAAGACAATACGATATCGCAAAAAAGTTAGCAGAGAGGAACCAGAAACCAACAGTATCCATCGATGATGAACATGTATTTAAGATCAACAACACTGCTCCTGCAGCAATGATGATCGAAGCACTGCAGAATGATAAAAGCTTAGGAGAATTCGAAATCCTGAAAAAGATTATTGTAATCGCACTGGGTGAAGAAGCTGCAGCCTATGTAGAAGCGCAGGAGCTTACAATGCCGGCATATACCATGATAATCAATGTTATTATGGCAGCCCTTGCAGACTCATCCCTCGAAGAAGTGGAGGAGATGGCGGAAGGTGGCCGATTTCAGGAAAAGGGGAAGAAACGTAAATAAGTGGTACGATCTGTACGAAGACTGGGATCTGATCGTATCATCATTTGCATTGCAGTATAAGTTACGAGAAGATGACATTGCGGTAATGGAGTGGGGAGAGTTTTGCACTCTGCTTACCGGAATTATGCCAGATACTCCATTGGGGATGATTGTAAAAATCAGGGCAGAAGAAGACAAAGATATGCTGGCGAGTTTTACCTCTGAACAAATGAGTATAAGAAATACATGGCGTAGTAGGCACCCAATCACCGAAAACATGACGGTCGAAGAAAAAGAAGAATCTGTATCAATATTGCAAAATATGCTTGCTGAAACCTTCGGGTAAAATTATAGGAAGGGAGGAGTGGACATGGGAGAAAGCGTTGGAAAAATCAGTCTGGATCTGGAAGTTAAATCGGATCTGCTAAATGAGATTAATTCAGTATCCTCTAGTATCGGGGATCGCTTAAGAAGGACTCTAAATAAATCAGTCAAGAAAGTATTCAATAATACAGGAAAGAGCACCGATACTGCAATGAAAAGTGTCGAAAAGACAATTGAAGGTACAATGAAGAGGGCAACGGGTAATGTCAATAAAACCACTCAAAGCATGATGAAGAATACAACCGATATGATTAAGAAGACCTTCAGCGATACAGGCAAAATTGCAGGGGATACCATCAACAATATTGGGCAGAAATCAAGAAATCTCGCGCGTAGTATTCTGAATACATTTAAATTGAAAACACCTTCCACGGCTCCTGTGAGTGCTGAGCCTGTTGCACAGAAGGCATCCACTAAAATCCCTGTTGCAGCTACACCCAGAGCGCCCCCTACGTTAAATATCGACAGAGTATCATCTGAGATGGAAACTGTAAAACGAACAATGGATAATCTTGAGAGCAAAATAAGATCCCACAAACAGAAATTAAAGGATCTACGGGAGTCATATAACCGGGCCTTTAATCCAGACGTAAAGGCTACCATCCACAACAAGATTCTGAATGAAGAATCTGCTATTAATTCCCTTACTGGAAAGATGGATACTCTTGGGGCAAAGTATGAAAAATTGGAGAGACAGGCTAGTGAATTTAGCCAGGCACAGAATGCTTCAGCAAATGCTATTAAAGCCGCAACATCAAAAATGTCTGGCATGTCCTCAATATTGGGCAGATTTAATTCCGCAGGAAAGAAGTCTCCGTCTTTATTAAGCCGTATCGGGCAGGGTTTTAATAACATTGGACGGCATTCTAAAAAGGCCAGTGTTAATGTCAATTCTTTCGGTGGTGGAATTGGGAACAGCCTGGGGCAAATGATGAAATGGATGGTTATTCTTCCGGGCATTGCAAGCGGCATAAAAGCCTTAACGACCAGCCTGATATCATCGTTGAATACTAATGAGCAGTTTGTTTCTTCTTTGAATTTGATAAAATCGAATCTTATGGTTGCTTTTACTCCAATCTATAATGCAATTTTACCTGCTATCAATGCATTGATGAGCGCGATCGCTACGGCAACAAGCTACGTTGCTAGCTTTATTAGTTTGCTGTTTGGAAAATCATTCCAGCAAAGCTTTGAAAATACAAAATCGCTTATAGCTGCAAAGGATGCTATGGGAGCCTATGGAAACGCAGCGAAAAAGGCGGGCGGAGATGCAACAGCAGCCGGCAAAGCAGCAAAGGCCGCGCAGCGTGATATCTTAGGGTTTGATAAAATCGAGAAACTAAGTGACAATTCTGATTCAGATGGATCCGGAAGTGCAGATGACAGCAATGCACCTGTCTTGATTCAGCCCCCTAATATGGCTGCGTTAGATGCTGCAACGTTACCTTGGGTTAAAAAATTCAAGGATATAATGAGCAAAATTTTTGAACCATTTAAGCAGGCATGGGACAGGGAAGGAAAGGCTACAATTTCCAGCATGAAGTACGCTCTTAGCAGTGTCTGGGATCTTGTTAAGAGTATTGGGCGAAGTTTTCTGAAAGTGTGGACAAATGGAACCGGGGAGTTAATGCTGACAAATTTGCTTGTTATTTTCCAAAATATATTTAAGATAATCGGTAATATTGCTTCCGGCCTGCAGGATGCCTGGGAGAAGAATAGTACTGGTACAAAAATTATCCAAAGCATATTCAACCTGTTTAATATAATCCTTGGCACTATTCGAAACATATCCGGAGCGACTGTAGAATGGTCCGGAAAACTAAACTTCACGCCTCTCCTTACATCAATCCACGGCCTGTTGCAAGCGCTGGAGCCACTCACGTCAAACATAGGGGCGGGGCTGGAGTGGTTCTGGAATAATGTATTATTACCGATTGCAGGATGGACAATCCAAACTGCGGTGCCTACATTTTTAGACATGTTAGCCGCGGCAATTGGGGCTGTGAATGCTGTCATAGATGCTCTGAAGCCTCTTGGTACTTGGCTGTTTGATAATTTCCTTCAGCCATTAGCCGAATTTACAGGTGGTCTTTTTATTTCTGTCATGAAAACCATAACAGATTTGCTGAAAAAGTTTTCAGACTGGTGCCAGGAACATCAAACCACTATACAGAATATTGCAATTGTTGTAGGATCATTTTTCGCTGCATGGAAAATCGGGGAATTTGTAACTAAAGCAGTAGGCTTGGTTACCACAATTATTAATATTGTAGGCTCCATAAAAAGTGTTGCTGGCGCGCTGAGCTTGGTTACAACGGCTTTAGGCGGCCCAGTTACCATTGCAATTGCAGCGGCAATAGCAATAGGCATCCTACTCTGGAAAAATTGGGACAAAATTTCTACGAAAGCGAAAGAAGTGTGGGATTTTGTTAAGCAGAAATTCAATGAGTTTAGAGAATTTTTATCGGGGATATTCACGAGAGATTGGACAAAAAATTTTGGAGTGATTGGTAAAGTATTCAATGCGTTCTTTAAAAGTATCTCAGATATATGGAACTCAATCAAGCTGATTTTTAAAGGAATAATAGACTTTGTGGCAGGTGTATTTACGGGGGACTGGAAGCGTGCTTGGGAGGGAATAAAAAACATTTTTAAGGGCGTGTTTGACGGTCTATCTGGTATAGTAAAAAGTCCGATTAATGGAATTATCGCCATACTAAATGGACTTATAGGCGGGGTTGCAACAGCAGTAAACGCGGTTGCGAAAATGCTGAACAAATTAAAAGTTACAATACCCAGTTGGGTCCCAGGTATTGGCGGTAAATCTATCGGATTCAACCTCCCCACCTGGTCACCAGGTAAAATACCGTATCTCGCAAAAGGCGGCGTGATTGATCATCCGACCCTTGCAATGATGGGAGAAGACGGGAAAGAGGCAGTGGTGCCGTTAGAACATAACCGGGAATGGATTAAGCGTATCAGTGATGAAATGCGAAACCAGCAAAATACCGGAAATGAAGGGATGTCAGCGGAAGTAATCCAACTATTGGAAAAAATCATATTGCTACTGCAGACGCTTGACATTGTGAAGATAGATGAGGAATCTTTGAGAAAGTACTTTATAAAAACAACAAACAAAAATACACAAGCGACAGGAAAATGTGAGTTGTTAACGTAAAGGAGGGGAAGATATTGATAATTTGTAGGGCTGGTGTTGACCTTCCGGCTCCAGTGTCCATTTCCGTGGAAGATCAGATTATCTGGTCGAAGAATACAGGAAGAGCTGCCAACGCAGAGATGATAGGGGATATAATAGCGGAGAAAAAATCTGTGAAAATAAAGTGGGAATTTTTACAAGAGAGTGAGCTTGTCACCATAAAGAATTATTTAGTGGCAGGTTTTTTCCCATTTACATTCCATGACAATGGTACGGACATTACAATCACAAGCTATCGCGGTACGTTATCAAAAGAGCAGTTAGGACAACTGGGAGATGGGATATTTTGGTATCGGAGCGTTAGTGTCGATATAATTCAAAAATAGGAGGAAAAAATGTTAAAGACAAGCAAAACTATTAACCTGTCAGGAAATAGCATGATTAATGATAAGCCTGTGGTCTATATGCAGGCAAATGTATCTACGGATGGAGGCACAACCAGCCATTCCAGTAGCATACAGGACAAAGCATTATATGAGACAAACAAAACCGAGTGCAGGCAGGATATGGCTGCATTTGATCAGATGGTCTATGAGATAGAAGATTCCATCCATACGGAGGTAGCGCAGTAATGAAAATCAAAAACAGTCAAATAGTCAATTTCATAAATGGGATAATGAATCTTAAAGAAAAAAAACTTCCAATTAAACTGGGGTATGCGATTTCACGTAACATTAAGATCATGGAACCGATAGCGACATCCTATGAGGAGGAAAGACAGAAGATACTTGGAAAATATGCTGAGAAGGATGACTCCGGAAAATTCAGAGTAGATGATGGATCATATATCATTGCGGATATTGTGGCATATGAGCGGGAAATGAATGAACTGTTGGCAATAGAAAATGAGATGCAGCTTCATACGGTTACAATTGATGAAATTGAGAAGTGCGACTTAGAACAGTTCGATTCATTGTCTGTCCAGGACATTACCTTGTTGGATCTGATGATGGAGTAGTATCGGGGGTGAGATAATGTATCAATCCTCAGCGGCGTTTACGGAATTGGTGCAGAAAGATTCCCGGACGTTTAAAAGCAAATTAATTCTCGGCGAAAATGAAATTGAATCAGGCATTAAAAGTATTACATTAAAAGGGGGTTCCAATAGTGGAACCTCTTTTATTATTGGCAGTTGCATCAGTCAGTACATAGAAGTAGAAATGGAAAAGCCATCCATATTCATAGAAAATGAAGAACTTGAATGGCGTATAGGAGCTGATATTTCTGCAACTGTGGAAGAATTTGTTCCGATGGGGTATTTTACTGCAGGG